GCCTGAGTTTTTGCTGGGTTGCTCGTCTGGCTCGTTCTAAAGATGACAGATGATAAGTTGCTTTAGGAGCGTTAGGGTCTTTCTTTGGGCGACCACGTGAAGCCATTATCTATTCTTTTTTCTTGCGTTCTTCCATCGTTGAGTGTATCCTACAGATCCACCACCACGCATGTTAAGTTTTTTCCTAACCCAACGTTTTGCCTTTGCAAATCCTGTTCTCTCTTTTTGAGCATCTAGCCACGCAGATTTATTATTTTTTAAATACCATTTACGAGAATTTTCTGCCCCTTTAAGTATTTCAGGATCTTCATCCATCCAGTAATCTCTTTTTGCAAGAATATCCAATGCCCAATTTGGATCGCCTGATTCTCCATAGTATGTTTCTGTTCCTGTAGGTGGTGATTTTAATTCAGCCATTGATTTCCATTCCTTTTTTAGCTGGCAACAGGACTACACCATGTATAGCCTGTACATTATGGTTATGTGTTTCTTCTTTACCTAATCCAACTCGATTGAGCAGTGATTCTGCGGCTTTTAGCCTTACATCATCCCCCCTGCTTATCTCCGGGGAGTCTATCGTGTTAATCAGACGTTGTGTTGCCTTTACAGATGCACTTGCTAACAGATTTTTTGACCGTTTGATGATTTCATCGGCTAATTTGTTTCGCAGCCACCCTACTGAACCTTTAGTGTACCCTGCATCAGTTGCTGCGGCAACCACTGCACCACCATTACTGAACAGATTGGAAAGGAATAGTTCTTCCTTTTCCGATATTTTGGTCGGTCTGGTGTTTTGGGGTAATAGATTCATAGTATTTTCCGATATTACGGTGCGTAAGTCTACGTACTGGATGCAAATTAAGCTGTATCTGTGCCAATGTGACATCTTGCACCTATAATACCTATATAATATAGTTATTTATACATATTGTCAAGTAATTATTATTGTCAAATTTCTGACTTGACAAATCGCTTGCGTACCTATACAATAAGAACGAGTCTCCGGGGTTAAATATATATAGAGTATACCCCACATCCCCCCACAGATTACCTATAGGGTTGCAAACAGGGTCTACCTATAGGGTTGCAAACTGGGTTGCAAACTTTCCCATACATAAAACCTTAAAAAAATAAAATTGATAGGGGTATTGCATGCAAATGCATGGGGGGGTGGGGTGACCCTTTGCACGCCCACGCACATAAAGGCATTGATTTTATTACATTTTTTTTTATAGCTTGATCCTTCAATGAACCCTACAAAATAAAACTTTCAATAAATCTCAATCAATAACTTTCAAAGCTATTCATATATAATTATGGCATCATAAACTTGGCGACAATTTCGATAATAAATTTTAGATATATAAAACTATTTCAGGGAGACATCACGATTAAAAAAAATAGCATTTAAAACACATTCTTAATAAATACAATTAGATATTATTATTTAAGATTAGACATAAAAAAACCCCCCAAGAATAAACTTGGAGGGAGTTCTGGGAGGAAAACTATTTAAGATCTAATAATTAAAATAGTTATTATAGTTTGAATTGCCACTAAAATATTTATTCCTGTAATCATTAGATTTACTTTCATTATTCTTTTTTGCTGTATTCTGAGCATCACGCAACCAACACTCAACACACATTAATATATTATTCTCTGTAACAAATAAGAACCTGTCTTGTAACTTGCCACAATGGGAGCAATTAGCAGTATTATTCAGCATTAGACTTACTCTGCACAATTAACTCATCTTTATCATTAACAGAATAGTCTTTAAGACTGACGCATTTAGGATTAGACCAAGAATAGCCATCAATTCCCATAGCTTCAAACTGTGCTTTTAAAGTTTGAGACATTCTAGTTATAATTTCAACCTGATTAACTAAGTTATTAAGATCTTTAAGAGGCAAAATTGCTGTATCTTTAAGATCATCATTTTTTATGATTAGTTTTTTTTGCATTGGATTGTATCCTTTTTAAATTGTTAAAATTTAAGTTCGGGGAAAGGTGACAAGGATTAACACTGATTTTATAACCTTTAATTCTAAACCCCTAATTGATTAATTGTTTAAATCAATCAATACATAATTATTATTATTAATTCTTTTTTCTGTCAATCTTTTATTTTCACCCAAGAATATATTCCTGTATTTACCTGTGGTTGTTGAATAATCCCATTTGTTTTTATCAAGGAACACACGCCCTTCATTATTGATAAAAGCAATCACAGAATTATAACTTTGAAAGTATGAACCTTCAGGAGTAGCAATAACAAATTGATTAGGTATTTTATTGCCTTGTGATGACATCATATTTAAAACTTTAATGTTTCTACTGTTGATGTTTTCGTTGATTATATTTTGCATAGTGTTAGTCCTTCTCTTTTAAAGATCTTCTATTTAATACTATTTCTATTTCTTCAGTGATAGCATCTTGTATTTCATAATTAAGATCTGCTGATTGTTTTTTATTTAATACTTTCATTTTGGCTAGCCTATCCATAATTCTAATAGACATATCCAAAACGCTGTTTGTATCTTCATTTGATATTTGCATAGTGTTAATCCTTTTCTTTTAAATATTTATCTCTTAAAGTATGTGTTTTAAATTCTTCTAATTCAATAACCCGATCAATTAAATCATTAAGCCAAATTGTTTTAATATATTCTTTTACTTTAATTTCGACCTTGTGTTCAATTAATCCATCAAGGGCAACCAAAAAATCAAAGTCACCTTTTGTAATTGTTACAGGTTCAGAACCATCCATAGCCAAAGCGTTACTATATTTTTTTTTATAATCCATTAAATTATCCTTTTTAATTTTTATCTGGGGATAGTATAGACACAAAAAAAAGGGAAAGTAAATATACAATCCCTTTTAAGTTTATTTTAGGTTTTATGTTATAGTGTTAGACTAGCAATAATAAATAAAATTAGTATCAAGATAATTGCTGTTAAGATTTTATAAATATAATAATATGCTTTCCAATCCATTACGCAACCATCTCCAAATTATCCCAAGTGTCAGACGTTAGCAAATCTCTTATCTTTTGTTGACGTAATAATCTGACAGTGTGTTTACTTTTAGTGTCTCCCATTGTCCGATCTTTACCATTAACGTCTGTGTATGTTTCGTCTGTATGTGTTGACCAATGTGTCAGAGCGTTATAAGCACTCCAAAGATTACTACCACAGTCCTGACTTTCCTTTTGGAATATATGTGTAAGATAATTCAGTAACTTTTGATTGACTTTATGTTCACTCGAAGCGATCAATTTTGCACCCCTACCATGTTCGACTTTGCACAAAGTATTCGCAAGGAAGGTTGCAAACTTTTCATCAGTAATTGGTGTATCTTTCCATCTCATCATCTGATCTTTATTTTCATTCCATGCCTGTAAACTAGTTTGAGCATTATTCATTAACGCTGTAGTATCTAGATTGCTAGTATGTAAATGTTTTTGTTGATAAGATTTTTCTCCACCGAATACTTGAGTATTTCTACATAGTGTTCGATAAGCACCACTGAATACTTGGAATGCCCAAGACATATCCACAGAATTAAATACATCTAATCGGCAAGTAACTTCATCATTACTTTTACCTACATTCATTTTAAGATCATTAAAGTGAATTGATCGACTTGCCCTTCTTCCATTGTCAAAGACTTGATCTAGAACAGTCACATTACCTGTTGGCAAATCAGAATTATTCTTTAATAGATCAGCCTGTTTTCTGAATAACTCATCATGATTAACCAAATGATAAGTATTACTAATTGGGCGACTATCTAGAATTTTACCATTCTGTTTATTGATCAATGCTCGATAGTTATTGATCTTATCCATAGTACCAATTTTATGACCAAATGGAATTTCGGCAAATATTGGTACAGGTTCGACACTACCCATATCTGCAAATAGATCAATATCATCTATATTATTGTGACGATAACCATAACCATTAGGAGTAGTTTTATAGTTGGCTAATTTATGTTCAGTTGGATTACGCAATGGAACATCTAAATCTGTATAATTTTCATTACCTAGCATTACTAATTTTCCTTTCCTGTATAAGTGCATGGTTAACAATACTTTCAATATCCACATTAGTATCAATTAAAATATCTAGAGCATTACCACCGATAAAATCTAGTGATGAATTTTCTAAAGTTTCACGAATTAATTTAGAGATATCAACACTAAGATTATCTTCTAAATTTTGTAACTCACAAGAGTGATGAATTGCATCAATTACATTCATATTAATATCCTTTACTGATTGAAAGTTGGGGAAGAATATCCTCTAGAGCATTAGATACTTTTTCATCTAATTCTGAAGTATCTATATGTTCCATAATATCCATATTATTTAATTCATCTTGGATAAGATTATGAATATCTATTTCAGTTGACCAATCAATATTTGAGATTGCAACATCTACTGCTTTATTAACAGTTTCTTTTAGTTGATCGTTTATCTGAGTGATCAGCTCATCTGAGATTATTTTAGGTGTTTCCATTTAATTATCCTTTCATAAAATGGTGAGGAAAAGTATCTATGTGGAGACATACAAGAGTAATACTTTTCCTCGATGATTTAACACACTCTTGTAATTCTTTTGTAACAGATAAAAACATCTATGCAACTCTTTTTTTATTTAATTCTTTTTGGGATTTTTTTGTTAGTTCTATAATTATATTTTCAGAATTAAAATTATAACAAATTCGGCAATCATTACATTTTTGTCCTGTACAGTTTTCTTTTAGTGTCGATTGGTTTGTCATGTCCACATTGTTGAAAACTTTATGAAATGGTGTCGGCACGTTTGTCAAGATACGATTTTTTTTAGGATTGGAATAGATCAAGATCAGATTAGATGGTATGATCTTATGAGTTTTAAAATATTTCCTCACAATATCAATTCGTTTACTCCAAAGTGCAAAAGTATGGTTAGGAAAAGCAAAAGCCATATTACAAATATTATGTAGATGTGTTTGATTAAGTAATTCTCCATGCCCATTAATTCTAACTATATCATTACTAAATTTCAGATAGCTAAAATCTGTATGGATTATAGTAGACAATGTTACATTGTTATTTTCAAAATTAGGAACGCAATTTGATCTATAAGTTTCTAACATATCTATACTATAACATTCAGTACAAATTATAGTGTCATCCTGTTTACCATATTGTTCAATACAGAATGGATTAGATAATGGATTAGAATTAACTGCATCTATTCCAAATAACTTTCCACTCATTACTGATTTTTTAATTTGCATACTTGAAAGCATCATTCATTTCCTTTTCTATAATCTCACACTCTTGACATTGGTATTCGTCATCGCACATAGAACATTTATTGTCAAGCATTATACAAACAGGGCAATTATATATATCTACATAGTTAGATGGTTTATGAGTTTCAGATTTATCTATTTTAAGTTTTCTCATATACTCAATTCCTCATCGTCTATATTGATTAAATCTTTTATGAAGTTATTGTTGACGTTATTTTGAAAAGCAAAGTGTTGAATTATGGTGCGTAACTTTTTCTTTTCAGTTTCCAATTCCTCAATTTTAGTTTCAAGTAAGTATATTTTTTCTTTATCATCCATTGTGTTATCCTTTTTTGTTTATGGGAAGTATTTGCTATATAGCACTACACATTTATTAATACAAGCCTAAAAACTAAATTTTAAGATTAAATGTAAAAATGCAAATACTCCCCATAACATCTACCTTGAAAATGAAAGGATAAAAAATTTTTTCAAGGTCGATTCTCTTCCCAATAGTCATTCCATGTACTATCGACAATCTCATCTATCTTATTATTAGAAAAATGTTTAACAAGGTCGTGGTGTTGTGTCATTCGTTTGCGAAATTCCTCTATGTGTTCACAATCTAGAACAGCGTCAGCACATTTGTCATAAAATTCTTCTTCTAGGGTTAACACCCAATTTCCTGTTTTACTCATCAGCGTTTTCCTCATCATAACAAATTAAAAAATCTGAGATGATATCTCTAATTAAATCGGCTATACTTATATGTGTTAAACTATTCTTAGTTTCGTGTAAAGAGATTTCTGATAATTTTTTAAAAGTGTCAACAGGCAAGGCTATGTTATACATCTTGATAGCCTGTTTAAATTTTTTAGGTCTTGCCATTATAGTACTTTCCTTAATCCTTTAAAAATTTCTGTGACAACATCTACACACCACCCATTACCCAACATCTTATATCGTTGTGTCTTGGATATTTCTTTTATGTCGTAGTCATCATACGTTCCCGAATTAAAATCCCCAAACATAGTGTAATCGTCATCTAATGTTTGCAACCTCTCACATTCCTTTGGGGTTAAAGATCGCCAAAATTTATCCCTAACCACTAAGTTATCTTTCTGTACAGTTGTCAACGCTCCTGTTTTTTCGTCACCTCGCAATTCAATACGTTGCTCAGTTTTGATGTTGGGGTTGTAGTCATCTCGCTTATTGGTTTTAGGGTTAATCTTCCTTCCAATCATCTGACCACAGATTACTTTAGGTTC